CGTACGTGAACATAGGCCGAAAGCACCTGATCCCATCGCTACCTGGGCTATACGCTTAGGTAGTGTCGACGCAAGTAGTGATGCAGCGTTCAACAGAAACTTCTTATAGAATCTGTTAGACGTTTGCACACAACTTGCTAGGGTCTCAGGCGTTTTGCCGTCATAGCTCTGTCGATAGTAGACAGGGGTCACATCGTGACCTCTGAAACTATCTACTCCGCAAGACTCCCGGAACTTACCGTTCCAGTATGACTTGTTGGAGTTTACCTTGAATCGCAGCGATTCAAGAGATGCTATGACATGCTCCCGGGTGTCTGTGGGGACGATAATATCGTCTCCAAAGACGGACACGTGGCCAACCAGCTCATAGATGTTCCTGAGCGACGCGTTCTTCTTCCTCGTAGTGAGGATCGAAGCGATCGCAATCGTCATGAACACTATGCTCTGGATGGGAAACGTAACGGCGCTACCCATTGTGCTGAATTTCTTCAGAACCATGCGGGCTGGACAATCAGGATTGATTGTCTGCTCACAAAACTGGGTACGTGTTGCGCGTAGAGCAAGCAGGAATTCTCCTCTATTTGCATAGAAGAGGTTCCCTACAAGATCGGGCGCAAGGCGGTCAGAAGCCATAGATAAATCTATGGTAGTCTGAGCACCATCGACGGATCCGAGAGTACAGAGTTTCTGGTTTTGAGTTTGGTCGTCAAATTTGACGAACTCCCCCATCCAGGAACGCCTTACTCGGGTGACCATGTAATCCAACAGATTCTGTTGGCAAAACATGTTCGCACTGGGTTCCGCGGCAATTAGCCGGGGTCCAGCATACGTCTTTGGTACTGCAACCAAACGGCTGGCAGGCTCGTGAGAGCTGACAGCCTTACCATCTTCGACTAAGTCGAGTGGTGAGTTTGGATGCACCATTGTTCCAGCCCAACTGCTATAGTTGTGAAAACCATAGCGGTCGTAGCTGAACACACGATCAAGGGTATCACTCCAGCCTGTCCAACAAAATTTGTCGGACGGGCCTGTGATCTCCGAGATAGCACCTGGTCCATGCTTGCAACGCCACTCAAGCGGGTTATAGTACCCGAGAGTGGAGGAGACTAGCCTTGATACGATATCAAGGTTAGCAAGGAAGGTGTGACGCGACTCAAGTTCGATCCCGGCAACTAAAGGATACGTGGCAAAGCCACGAAATCCAGCAGATGCTAGGTCGACCGAGGAGTCAGTCCAGAACCTTGAGGGTTCTGGAAGTTGACTGTCACAAACAACCATCTCGAACACTGCGTTCTTGACGGCTGCTTCCGGACACGGAAGAACATACTTCTTAGCAAACAACGTAAGTTGTCTGATAAAGAAGATGGCCTCTATGTCAGGATCTTCCAACAAAGCACCATTCTGGTTAAACACACGTAGGAATAGCCCCCTAAGAAACTTAGGAGTCTGCTCCCGCGCAGAAGACCTCTTCGTCAGAGGCAATCCTGCACGACTGTACGCGCCCTCGCTCAAACACCGGTCAAAGTGTTTGGCAATGGACGGAAGGTATTCGAGGTAAACTCGAATCCCTTGCGCTTTAACCAAAATGTCCAAACGGATCTGATCTTTGTCAAAATCCGCCTGGAGTCCGGGGTAGGCTTGACGAGCGTCCGCAAGGATAGCTCGCCAAATCTTACTCAGGGTTCCTACATGGCTTTTAGACATACTCCAGTCTCCTGGAGGATGTCCCATGTCGCCGCAGGTAGCACCGTGTATTCGCATACACGCGCCCTGGCTTTCCGCTTCTACATATCACGACGAGTGATAGAGGTAGATTAGGATTGCCAACCTAAGAGCTCGGTGATGAACGCATTCGACGAGGCAATTGCCAAGTCTGCGACTCCATCAGCTAGTTCTACACTCGCATCTGAGGGCAATTGCTCCAGTACGAAGTAAAACTTCTGATAGAATTCATTAACACCGGACGCCGCGAATGTGGTAATCACAACTTCAAAGTTGTGACGATCATATTCTGGCTTCGTAGCGGTCGCTTTCGTCTTCGAATGACGAACTTGCGCACGATACGACTTAAGTGTTTCGCGAAGATAGTACTCGGAAGAGTAACCATCATCGCGAATACGGACGAGGACTTTACTCCCTCCTGAGAGGGGTAATGTCAAAGAGCTACCTAGCGCCATCGGAACAACCTCAGTTCTGCGGGTCTTCCCTGTGATGTTTAGCTAGGCCATCGTCTTAATAGACGAAGGATGTCACTAAACTACTTCTTTAATCGAAGCACAGATAACGACCCAAGGATCGACAACTTCCCAGCAC